GGCGGAAGCGCAGCTTCACGCGGCGACCGCCGATATCGGCGTCGCGGTGGCCGATTTCTATCCGAGCGTGAAGTTGAATGGCAACGTTGGGTTCAACGCGCTCGATTTAAAGAATCTTTGGAAAGGGAGCTCGCTGCAATATGTGTTGGGGCCGAGCCTGTCGATCCCAATCTTCGACGCTGGCCGCCTCAAATCGACCTTGGAGCTGCGCGAGATCCAACAGCAGGAAGCGGCCGTTACCTATCACAAGACAGTGCTTCAGGCTTGGCACGAAGTTGTCAATGCGCTGGTTGCTTATCGCACCGAACAGCAACGCCGCACGCGCCTGAAGGATCAGGTCGACCACTCCCGCCGGGCGCTGGCTCTTTCCCGGACGCGGTACGTCACTGGAGTTACGGATTTTATCTCTGTCCTCGACGCTGAACGAACCTTGTTGCAGGCGGAGCTGCAACTTGCGCAAAGCACCACTAATGTATCGGCGAACCTGGTGCAACTCTACAAGGCGCTTGGCGGCGGCTGGGAGCAAACTTTTCCGGAGGAACCCGTAACTCGCGTCGTAAATCTTCAATCGGCTCAATGAGCGCGTCTCCAATCACCGGAACTTTTGCCAACCCGCCTCGTCGCGGACCTCAGAGACCAAACCCGCGCCGTGGACGCGATTCATCGAGCGCCATGGTGAGGGCGTCGATCTTGGCTTCGAGCTTCGCGATTTCATCTTGCAAATCGTCGATCTGGCTTTCGTCGCCTTCGATCGACATCTCGATCCGGCGGTCCACCAATGCGCGCATTGACGCGCGGCACTTAGAGCCTGTTTCAAAAGCCATAGCACCACCGTCAGCCCTCATCCTGAGGAGGCCTGAAAGGCCGTCTCGAAGGACGAGGGCGCCGCGAAGCGCACTGGATTCATCCTTCGAGACGCCACTTCGCGGCTCCTCAGGATGAGGGCGAGACTTTTGGGACAGGCTCTTCAGGAAACGGAATTGTACGCTTTTGGCCTTAACGCCAATCCATGGGTATACCGCAATTCGCTTATGGGCTCTTGGTCAATAGGTAGATGAGCATCCCGGTGATCAGCGGAAAGATGAACGTCGCGAGCGCTATGCCTCCGACGAACTTCGCGTAGGTGGCCTCAAGCCTTCCGAAACGTGTTTCATTCTCGGTGTTCTGCGCCGCGACCGATTCGGAGAAGGATTTTAAAGCCGTTTCACGCACGCCCGTGGTCGTGATGATGGCGTTTTGGCTTTCCCGTCTAAGCATTGCGATATCATCAGCAACCCGCAGCACGAATGTGTCGAACGTCTCCCGGCGGATGAAGTCCCGCTCCTTCTCACGGGACAGCTCGTGAAAGTGATTCAAGATGTCAAGACGCCGCGCCATTTCCTCGGCCGCCAGCTCGATCGCCTTATCTATCGCGGCGAAGCGCTGCTCGTGCAGCTCTTTCAGCGTTTCGATAGTTTGGATCATTTAGGCTGCTCCGTAACGCGGTAACGCGCGCGTATGCGAGGCGCGTAACTAATGGCGAACGCATTTTTCCGTGCATCAACGCAACGACATGTGCGGCGCGTAGCTGATTAAGCAGGTGATCAGGTCAAAGCAAATCACGATAACGAAGATCGCGATTACAGCCCACATGACGATGTTCAAGACTTGCATGATGACGGAACCGGCCCAGCCCAGTTGCGGGAGAACCAGCGCGATCAGGATCTTGATGACCGCCACGACCGCAACGACAATGACAGCCCAGATGAGAATTTGTTCGATCCAAGCGAGACTGAAACACATGTCAAACTTTTCCTTCTTTTAGTTCCCGCGGATAGGTAACGAATATTTCAATCTGATCAATGTTGTCGCCTTCGCGGTACCCGGCGAGAATCTGAATTGATTGATGCTTCATGAGTTCGTCGCAAAGCTTTTTCAGCTCCGCCGATGAAATGAGGTGCAGATTGGCAGATCCGTGGATCTTCTCAAGAATCGAAAAGGCTTCGCCCATTCCTTATCCCTCGTGCTGGCGGTGGTGGAGCGATTTCGTGGATCGTGAAATCGCGAACATCGGCGATTGGGCGCCCCGCCGCCACGAAGGCGATAACCGCAACCACAATCCCGAGAAAGAGAGAGCAACTGCAGCCGCGCCGATGATCTTGATTTTCACGCCATGGCCCTTTCGAGAAATGCGAGGACGCCACCGCTCAGGCCAAGTGGGAGCGGCGTAAGAAGCTCGTCCATGAACCCATGCTTGCCGCCGATTGTTTCGAGCCATGAACCGACAACCATGAGACTGATCACGAAGAGAAAATTAGACGCGAGCTGGGTCATCAGCATTTGAAGGTTCCATCCGGACTGAGTTGATGTCGTGGGTCATCCGCCCATGATTGCGTCACGTAGCCGCCGCGACCATCCGGCCCGATCGGGCCGCGGCCGGCGGTCATTTTGTTGATGAGCAAGAAGGCTTCGACCCCACGCTCCACCATCGCGGCGGGCGGGAAAACAAGCCCAAGATCAGTGAGCATGTTTTCAGCGAACGCGACTTGCTTGTCGTATTTGCCTTGAGCCAAACCGGTCAGCAACGCTGCGGCCATCGCTTCGATCGTGGCGGCGTGCTGTTGCACATCGCCAACGGTCAGGGGGCGGGCCGGCATTTATTTCGCCGCCGCCGCCGCGCTGGGGGGCGGAACGGCCGCGATGGCCGCCGTGATTTCCGTCTGAAGTCCCGTCATTTCCGTTCCCATGGCGGTCAGCTTGTCGTTAAAGGCCGTCAACGTCGCCATGATGCTGTCGAGCACCGAGGCATGGCCCGCCGCGACCGCCGTTCCAAGATCGACGATCGCCGTGTCCACGGATGTTTTGAGATCGCGATGCTGCGCCTTCATTGCGTCGAGCTTTGTGTTGATTTCCGTTACCTTCGTGTCGAAGTCCTGCATGGTTGCCATAATTCTCAAGTCCCTGTTTGTCGCGATTGCGAAAAAATCGCGCATTGTTCGAGTAAAGTCTTCCTCGTTTTGCATAGACGCTTACCGATGACTTTCCTTATCGACGAGCGACGTCGGCTGTCCGGTAGCGCCAGTGACCGCCGACACCGACCCGCCAGTCCGGTTCCAATCCTTCGAGAAGAGCAGCCCCACGCCGGTCAAGACCGTCGAGAAGATCAGGTAGACTTGCCCCTGGTCGGGCGCCGTTCCAGTTGAGATCGAATGATAGACGGATAGGCCAGCTCCAATGAGAGCGCCGATCCCGGCGGTGCTGGTCCAAGGATTTGACGTAACAGCGTTCATAAATTTTTTCCTTTGCGGTGGGATGGCCGCCGGGCTGGCGGCTTCTGGTTTTTGCAAAGCCATTGGTACGATCATCGCCTCAAGCTTTCCGAAATCTGCGGCTGTCGTGTCGAGGATTGCGATTTCGGCATCGATTGCCGCGCGTTCGGCGAGAAGCGCGTCGCGCATGGCCCCGAGATTGTCGAGGACGGCCGCGCGGCGACCAGCGGCGGATGCCGACACTGGCGGCATTGCGTGGACTTGCGGCCCAGCGGGCGCCGTGGGCGCAGGAAGGACGGCCCCCGGCACATTCATTGCCGGAGCCTGCGGAGTGGTCGCCATTGGGGATGGCTGGGGCTCTCTCGCGAGCTTGAGTTCGGATGTCCGCGCCACACCGGCCTCGGCGTGGGCTATGCGATTGTCGAGATTGGCGGTGGCGAGCGCCGGAACTTCATAGACCATCATGAAGTTGGCCGTGAGATTCGCGATCGACCTCGCGCCGGTGGTCAATTGCTGATAAAGAGTGGCATACCTTGGATTTGTCTGGAGCTCGTAGACGACGAAATCGCACTGTGTTCCAAGATCATTCAGAAGCGAGCCCTTGGCTACGCCGAGCCGGGTTTCCGCGCGTCCGGTAAAGGCGATGCAGGCGGTCTTTCTGTCGCCAAGCCATTCCGCGATGCCCCCAGATTTGAGGGCCTCGGGGACGCCACCAGAGTAGTCGGGGTGCTCCCTGAACATGGTAGCAATGAGAAATTCACCGCTTTCCTGGCAGAAATTCCCAACTGCGGCGGCTGCTCCGTTCTTGATGAACCCTATGGAAATGAAATGATCGAACGCCGCCAGCATGGGCGCGGTGACATGAGCCGTCATCCGCTATGCCCAAGCCAAACAACGATGAGAAATGCGCCCGCGTAGACCCACCAGTATTCCTTACACCACGCGATGAACCCGGGGAGGCTGATCGGAATGCGCATCAATTACTGCCTGTCATGCCGGAGTAATCGTCGCACCGAAAAGCGCCTCCGGCGGGGCACCATTTTTCGTCACGCACTACCCAATTGGCGGACATCCTATGGAGTAACAACGGTGAGAGAATTAGTTGCCCCGTTCATCCATAACCTGTCCAAACGTATATCATCGACCCCGGCCGGGAGAGAGACATTTTGAGCCGGAAGATGAGAGCGCATCTGAGCAAGAAAGTTTGTCATCTCAGACGCGGCCGGTGTTCCGCCAGTATCGGCCGTTGGCATGGACCCGGAGGCGGGGGGGAGGGTCTGGTTGTTCTTTCCATAGACGTGCCCTCCGGCCGCGACGTTCCAGAATGGGAACCCTACCTGAGTCTGAGTAAAATAATCCCCCATGAATAGTGCGTTTGTGCTTGATGACGGGCTCGTGACTACAACGGGGCCAGAACCATCCAAGGTTGTGGTATACTCCTGCATGTGGCCAGTCATCCAAAGGAACTCCCCATTATATCCGGACAGAGTCACCACGGCAGGGGACTGTGTTGTCTTATCCAAGTAGATTCCGCTGACGAACGAAATCGTTCCAGCGGCTCCGCTGAATGTCCCCATTGTCCCGCCGGACCCGACCTGGCCAGAATTTTCTTGCCAGAAAGACTCGACAAGCACGTTAGCGTTCCCGGTAATCTGAAACGTTCCAGATGACCCAAACCCATCGAGACCAGCCCCAAAAAATGATACGGTGCTTGGCACGGCCACGCCGGTCCCCGTCACGACACCCTCAACCGCCGAACCGCCAGAATAATCATAAAAATTGATCGCCGTATTTGTGAGGCCAGTTATAGTCAGGCTAGTAGAACTATTGTTCGACGGAGCAAACGGGAGGAACCCCCACGCCTGAATCCTCGCCCCAGGGACATCGGATGTATGGAGCGTGAGATTCCCAAACGTTATGTAAAAATCTTGCAGCAGAGCCTTGCCCGGAGACGTTAGTGAAAATATTGTGCCCCCGGCGCTCCCCGTCCAATTCAGTTGCGTCCCAAATCCATCTCCTATGACCTGAACATCGAGATTGGCTGGGATCGTTATGGTACTTGCGATTGAGTAACTTCCCGCGGGCAGGTGGACAATGGGATGGGAGCCCTGATAGGTCACGGCGGAATTGATTGCGCTCTGAATCGTCGCGGCTGAAGCGCCAACAGCAACATCAATAATCTGGCGCCCATAGTTTACCGGTGTTGGATAGCTTGGCTGAGTAACCGCCGGGCAACTCACCCCATTTGTATCCTGCTGCGTCCACAGAACAGTTGATGGTCCGGTAACGGTCGGCGGTGACGTTGAGGTGTAAGTGTTGCCTACGCTACCTATATTTCCTCCGGTATTTCCACCATTATTGAGTACGACAGACGCAGTAGTTTGCGCAGTATTAGTGCTACAAACAACATTGTCAACCAAGAACAATTGCTGCGGGTTCGACGCCTCTACGGAGACCGTGTTGGTCGTGTTTACGATCGTATTTCCTTGTAACAGGTCCTCGTTTGTGTTCTGTCCGACGGGATTGTGGTGATAAAACTGCCCAGACCCGCTGGAATAATTGCCTTGTACAATAAGGAAGTCACCGTTTACGTCTAATATATCTGTCGTGTTATTCAGGAAGATATCGTAGAGCACCTGATAGGCACCCCCAAGTTGGTTCGTAAGACCTATGCCGTCATTTTGAAATAGCGAATCCCATACCCAGATTGAGACGGCGTTATTACTCTCCAAGCTCACCCCAGCCGTGGTAAGATTTAAAAACTTGCACCGCAGAATCGTCACCGTGTCATCGGCGTTGCTCGCATTGTCACCGATTCTAAACCCATACGTACCGTTCTCAAATACCTCATCGTTGAACTCGTTAGTCGTCCCGTAATTCGTCGATTCCTGGTGGTACGCGATCGTCCCCGCCACGTTGTTGCCGTTCCACGTTATACGAGCCTCCCTGTTGAACCGGTACCCGTTCGTGAGCCACATCGTTCCCCCGGACGCCCCAGCCCATGAGATTTGAGTGGTTGCCGGGTCCGCGCCTATGATTTGCACGTTATAGAGCGCTGTGCCAGTAAGTGTTGATGTAATCTTATATGTTCCTGCCGGGAAATATAATGTACCCGCTCCCGCCGTCGCAAGATTTGTAATACACGTCTGAATCGCTGCAGTATCATCGGTCGTGCCGTTCCCTACAGCACCGCACGACGTCTTTACATTTGTCCACGATGCGAATGGCCCTGAGAATTCGTCTTCAAAAACGCCCACTGCGCCGCCGCCAGTGCCCGTCAAGAGCAGCAGCCCGTTTGCAAATACAGCATCGAACATTAGGATTAGTGCTGCAGCAGAAATAAGATATTTCTTCATTTTCCATCCACCGTTAGGAGAGACTTGGCTGGACCTTGAAAAGGAAGCGGCACGGAGCGCCGCCGGAGCGCGGCGGCCGCGGCGGAAAGGCGCGTCATTGAACCGCCGTTACGACAACGCCGGAAAGCTGGACGGCCGCCGACGTGATGAGGCAAAGATCGTCGGCGTTCGTGGCTGTCGCGGCGACCGCGCCCGCGCCGTTCCCATCTATCCATCCTTGATTGGCGGCGAGGTTTATTCCGGCGGCGGCCGTCGCGCCGCCAATGACCCCAACCGGCCCCGTCGCGCAATTTGTTCCAGTGCCCTCGACGATCCCAACATTGTCCGTCCCCGCCGCGAACAAGAAGAGATGGCAGACATAAGTTTTCTTCGACGCGGTTCCGGTAACGATCTTGGTGTTGGCCGCCGTCGAAATATTGATCGTGGTGTATGTGTGCGCTTGCGTCTGACACGGATCGAGCGATGGGGTTTGCACGCTGATGGTTTGGTTGGCCCCTGCAGCAACGCCTGGATTCGTTCCCTGGACAGCTCCGTTAACCGTCTGCCCCGAGCCTTGCCCAACGCTTTGAGAGTGAGCGCTCCCGGCCAGAGGCAAGAGTAACAGCGCACCAAAAAATCTACGGAATCGCATCATATGCTCCGTTCCTACTAGGCCTAATTGACGAGCCCGTGATAGGCGATCACGCTACCCGGCGCGGTGTAGGTAAATGGCGTCGCGGCGACCGTGACGGCGCAAGCTATGCCGGTCGAATAGGCGGCCGGAGGGCCAGGGCTATAATTGATTCCGACCGTTGTAGGCCCGGCGCCGATTGCAACAAAATCGACTGGGGTAATCGCGCCGGCGCTGATGCTGGTCGCGTTGATGCACACGAAATATCCAGCCGCTCCCGTCGTTGACGTCGCATAAGCCGAATAGAGATTGCCAGCCGCCGCCTTGAAGACATGGCTGGCCTCAAGCGCCGCGCTAACAACCGGAGTGATATTTCCGCCCTGGGCGTTGGTGAGCGGCAGAAGTGATACTCCGTTTGTGGTGCCGGGCGTGGTTTGGTCGATGCCAAACTTCCCGACTATATTTGATCCCGCATTCAGCCCAACTGTGCCAAGGCTCGCAGATCCCGCCGTCAGTTGCACGAATAAAGGGTTGGTGGAACCATTGGCCAGACCTCCGATAGTCGGGACGACCGGCCATGCGTTAGCCGACGAGGCTGGGGTGCCTTGAGTAACTGTGCCGCCGCTGCTGCTGCTGCCGCCGCCGCCCACCGCTTGGGCGAATGCGCTTGGGGCGAGTGACAATGCGAAGATGAGAGAGAGAAGACTACGCAAGATAGTTTTCATTGGACGATCCTCACTTGTAGTAAAGCACGTCGAGCACGGCGCCCGCCGCTACTTGGATGAACGCGATTGTGGCTAGATTTCCCGCATAAAGCAGCGGGGAGCCGCCCGCATTGAGCAGCATCCCAACTGTCGCTGTCGGGTTGGTTCCATCGTCGCGATAGCGGACGCTCGCGATCTCGGACATGATGAGCGCGGCCGTTGCGCCGATCGGCACTGCAAGCGTCTGCACGGCCGACAGCGACGTGATCTGCTGGTAGCCAAGAGGTATGTATGGAAGGGTGAAAACACTTGTTCCAGACCCCTGTGTTACATTGATTGCGGTCATTCCTAACCCTTATGCTGCGAGACCAATAACGAGCAGGAGTGCACTATTTGACGCGTTGCTGAAGTCGAGGATGCCCCCAGCCGCCAATTCGGAGACGCTGAAACCATTGGTTTGGTTCGGCGTATTCGTGGCGCCAGCCAGGGTCTCGACAAGATTGAACGTTACGGTGGAAGGCGAACCCGATGGCGACGGGCCAACTTGCAGGCTCGTTCCGGCGAATTGCAGCGCGCCCGCCGGACTGAGGGAATTGAAAGTGATCGCGGACCCCGGCGTTGCCCCGAGGATGGTTCCAATTATGGTGCCTTGCGGATCGCCGGCATGGAAAATGGCCGCGCTCAGAGTAAGCGGTTGAAGCGTGCTAACAGTAATGACAGCCCAGCCGTTTGCTTGCAGGATTATGGCGTCGAACGGGGGAGCCTCGATCGGGACTCCAGGACGTGTGCTATATTGCCTTCCATCAAATGAAATAGTAGGGAATGCTGCTGGCGGCAGCATCGTAATCGTGGTCTTGCCGGCAATCGTCGGGTACGGTGTCCATCCGTTCGCCTGCAAGACTGGCGCGTCGAAGTCAGGCACGGGGATTGGAACCCCTGGAATGCTCGAATAGGCGCGGCCATTGAATGAGACGATATTCCGGAGCCCCTGGTTCTGCGGCCACATTTGAATTATTGCCATCTTGGCAGGCCCCCAAAAAAATCCCGCCGTCTGGCGGGCCTCGTTAGCCAAAGAAAGCGCGTTGGCGCGCGGCGCTTAGTTCAGCGCCTCGACGATGAATTGGTTCAGGGCAATCGTGTTCGTGCCCGTTCCGGCCGTGGCCCATTCGGTGGCGATCGTGAGCGCCTGAGCGGCGTTGGTCGCGACGGCAACCGGCATCGCCGTGGTATTTTCCTGGGCCGAGTTAGCGCCGCCGGTCGGCGAGGTGGTCACGGCGCATTGCACGTTCGACGCCGCGCTTGGCGCCTGGGTCGCTTGGAAAATCCACTGGATAACAAACCCGACGTTCGTTTGGTTCGTCCCCGGCGCGCCAGTTGAGCCGCAAGTGCCGATGACGGTAGTTCCGAGCGAGATCCTATGGGAGAGAAGAGGCACAGCCGTTCCGGTCGTAATCTGCATATGCGCGGTCACCCGGAAAGCCCGCGCGGCGATCATGAAGTTTGCCGGAATGGTGAACGTTGGGGTGTGATTGACAAAGGCGCCCGAGCCGGTGTTGGAATTGTTTGTGCTGCCGCTATTCCCAACGAAGAGGGTGATGGGCGCGGGCCAGCCGCCAGGCGTGACGTTGTCCTGAACGACGGTCCGAAAGACCGTTGTATCGACGAAGACCTCGCCAACGGCGCCCTTGTTGAGGAGGATATTGGCATCGGTATCGCGCCGCAGTTGTACTTGAACGGACAAATTAATCTCCTATGGAATCCCGGCGCCAAGATCGGCTTTCGCGAGGATAAACCCCTCAGTGACGGCCCCCCATTGATCGGTCTCCGAAACGGCCTCGCTCACCAATCTAAAATCGAGGCTCGTCCCCGCGACTAAAGCCGCCGTCACCGGTCCTGGCGCCTGCCCAGCGCCGCTCGGCGTATAGGTGTAGACCGCGCATTCGGAAAGGTCCTCGACCGCATTGCCGAAGATGTTGAAGCTCTGAAACTTCAAATAAAGCGTGACGCCGATAAACGCCGCCGGCAGATTGTATTGGAAGATCGCGCTGTCGAGCCTAGTGAACGGAGCGCCGTTGGAATGCGCCGCGGCCGTTGTTCCGTAGAACCCGCGGACGAGGCCGCCGAGGGTATAGGCGTTCGGCGGCGGCGGGGTAAGGAGCGCCGCCGTCTGATAGGCGAGCAGCTCGTTTTCCACCAGACACAGCGTCACGCCGTTTTGCGCGTCGGCCGCCGTCCCGCCCAAGAGCTGGCCGCCGCTCTCTTCGAGAGTGACCGAAAGCGACGTATCGGTCGCGAGCGTCGCAGCGGTGAGGGCGCCCTGGCGGGCCGGCGCCAGCACCGTCCCGATCTGCCCATAAGTCGTGTTATCCGTCGAAATCCAGACGAAGGCGCCGCCCCAATTCGGATCGGCGACGCCGGCCGCCCCTTCCGGCGTGGCGACTGCGTTGACCGTGTAGGCTGCGCCGGTAAAGCTCGCAAACGCTGGCAGGAAAGTCGGCGCTTGGCTCAGCCCGGACGTCGAATTTGTCCAAGCGAATTCAGCGCCCCAGACATATGCGCCGTCCCCGCTCACGCCCGCATAGGAGTTCGACCCGAAGCTGGCTTCGAGCTGAACTCGAATTGTCGGCGCCGAAGCCGTCGCCATCGGATAAGAGATCGAAAGCTGGAACCAATTGCCGCCAGCCGGTGCGATAGTCGCCAGAGTTACGCCGGCATCCGGCGTCTCGGCGATCCCGGCCGCGAGATCGAACTCGCAGCCGATGGTCGCCAGTCCCGTATCCCCGGCCAGCCTGATCTTGTTGCGCTCGACCGCCTGGGCGTAAATCGAAAAGCTGACCGTGTCGTTAACGGCGCGCGGCGCCAGCATCGTTTGTGTCGCCGCGTGGAGGCCGGTCGAGCTATCTTCCGCCAGCTTGTAGGCCGTCGCGACGCCGCCGGACACCGCCGCCCATACCTGTGCGACGCCGCCGGTCAGCGCCGCCGGGGGCTCGAAGATGGTTGGCGCGTTGACCCTCGCGGGCACGACGGCCTGGTTCGTCGAGTTGGGCGCAGGCGGCTGAACCGGATATTGAACGGCCGTCGCGGTGCCCTGCGGAAATTCCTCGGCCGTAACGCTAAGAACCCCGGAATCGTCTTCCTCGATCGCCGTGATTCTGATCACGGTATTGGTCAGGCCGAGCGCGGAGTCCGTGACGGTCACGAGGTCCATCGGCTCAAGCAGGCAATATTCGAATGAAAGCTTGAAATTGTAAGTGTTGCGAATATAGAGACCGCGCTGAAGGATCAATTGCGCGGAAGTCTGGCCTACTCCAATGTCGGTGATCTCGCTCGCGGTGATGTCGGACGCCATGCGAAGCCCGTACAGCTCGATCGCGTTCTGGTCAAAGGCGTCGATCGGCACTGCGGCGTAAAAGGCGACACTCGCGCTGATCTGAAGCCGCTGCCAATTGTAGGAGGCATAAGGGTCCGAGCGAACCACCTCCAGCGGGTCTTTTTCGTCCTCATGGACAAAATCGTCGTCGGCCAGATTGTAGACCGGCGTCACGTTCGGGTTGAAGGTGACCGTGCCTATGAGTGTGCCCGTGTTGGTTGCGGCGGTGTCGCCATAGGGGATGAATTTCAGCTTTCCGCCGGACCAAACCGCCGCCGTGTTGGTGAGCTGCAACCAGCGGGCGAGGATGGAATTCGCGGCCTCTTGGTTCGTCAGGCATGGGCTGAGCGCAAGATAGGAGGCCCGGCAATATGTCTGATAGGAAGAATCCCCGGATACCCCGAGAAGCGTCGTCGCGTCGATGCTCGCCGCCGGGAAAAGGACGCCGTACTGAGCGTTGGTGAGAAAGTCCTGGATGATCAGCGCCGGATCTGAATCCCGGCCGTTGACGACGTTGCCGCCCCAAATGCTGTTTATGCCGCCAATCTCGAAGGAGAATTGGGGCAGGTTCGGGCTTGAGCCGAGGCCGTAATTGAACGCGCCGACATAGGCGAGGCCGTTATAGCCGAGCGCTTGCCCAGGGAAAAACGCTTGCAGATATCCCCATGGCGCCTGCGGCGTCGAGCCGCCAGTCGCCTGCTCCAGGCCAGATCCGTAAAGGCCAAAGGTCTGGTACTGATTTATAAACGTCGAAAAGTAGTCGGTGATCGGCCCTTCGCAAAGGCCCATCAGGAACGAGGTGAAGTAATTATAGCCTTGGACAGGCCCGCGGCCGCCCTTGCCGCCGCCTCTTTGATATTGCGGGATCGCATAGAATCCACCTGTCCAGATCGCATTCGGGGCGAGCCGGTTGGTGCCATAAAGGATTGTGATCGGGACGGAGTTGCTCGACGACTGGATACTCAGCCCGTTATATCTCCAGACGGTCGCCGGATTGCCTTGTCTCAGGAGGCCCATTCAGCGCTCCGTGCGCCAGAGCTGGAAAACCGGACGCACCCAGGCTGGGCACGGGCCGCGCGCGAAGAGAACGACGCCGATGTCTGTATCGTACTGCCTCGCGAGTTCCATGCTCTCCCCGGTTGTCCAAACATCGTCAACGAGCACGCGGGCGCCGGCAAAGCGAGTGCAATATTTTTGCAAGCTGTTCGCTATCGGCCAGCCGCCGCAGGGAATTCCAATCACACTGCCGAAGGTGAACTTCTTGGAGACTAGAAACGCGAACGTCTCGATTTCCTCGTCCGTCAGCGCGTCGCATTCGATCTTGAAATCAGAGGGGGAACCGCTGTGCATTGTGAAAGACCCGCGAATAAGCCAGTCGCGCATGGGTCACCATGGAATCCTCAACAGATCGATCAACGCCGCGGCGCCAAAACAGAGGCCGCCGATATCAAGCAACGTTCTCGTCACCGTCGCGGAAGTCATTCCTCCTTCGCCCATGGGCTGAAAAATTTCGGATGCCGCGCGGCGCTGCAGAGAGCCGGGCTGCGCGCCACTTCCTCTTCGAGCACGGCCATTGCAGGCTGGAACGCATGCACGATGGTCAGCGGCGAGGCGGCGGTCACGACGCCGCCGTGTGAGAAACAGCGGCCGTAGCGAAAGACCATCACGTCGCCCGGAAGGGGATTGAGCACTTCCTTCGCCCGGTCGAAGATGAACCCGAGGTAGCGCTCCTCGCTCCGGTGCAGATACCAATCGTCGGCATAAGGCCGCGGATCGAACGGCGCGCAAAGCCCGGTATCGACGAAGACGCGGACCAAGAGCATCCCGCAATCGACACCAGCACCCTTGATGTCGCCTTGCGGATGGTAGGGGGTGCCGACCCACGATTGCGCCTCCCGCACGACATGGCGGCGCTGGCAGACATCGAGGCTCACCGGTTGGTTTTCCGCAAGACGATCCTGGCCATGACGTAGCATATGATGAGGCCGCTCACCCTAGAAGAAAACACTGCAACTGTGTCATTTTCTCACCATCTTTTCAATTGATATTTACTCAATATACTGTATATCTACACTGTTCACGCCGGACAAAGCTGAACACTACAGTATCAATGGAGTAGCAATAATGGCAAATCACAAACAAAGACAAGCTCTTGCGGCAACCGCAAGACTTTCCTCGCAAATCGGCCTTCCCGGTTCTCCCGGCCGGGCGCTCATGGCCCTTGAGGAGGAAGCGGCGCGGACCGCGGCGGAGGATGCCGAAAGGCGGCTGAACGGAGGGGCGAGTCTGCATATCGTCGGCTCCGGCGGCGTGCTGTCCTGGTTCATCAAGGACGCGCATACTACAGTTCGCTTCGCTGGCGGCGCGGTCGCCGTCACGACTCACGATTGACCTGGAATGGCGGGCGGCGTGGCAGCGCCCCCCGCTTCCGGTCTTGATGGCTCATATCGCGAAAATCGAACGGCTCCCGCGCGACCCTCGCCTCGACATTCGCGTCGGCGGCTTTCGCCTGGGAGAGATAATAGGCGAGCATCCCGTCTTGCATGTCGCCCTTTCGGCGCCCTACCATAGGCGCGCCGCCAGCGAAGACAGAATGCCGAAAATGAACCCGCATATGATTGCGATAGCAACCGTCAATTGCAGCCGAAGGTTAAGCTCCTCGGTCTTGGCGTTAATTTGCGCCACGTCTTTTGCAAGGCAGTCAATCCGCTCGATAAAATGCGCCATGAGCTCGTCAACTTGCGATCCAATGGAAGTCTCGCGCGGCTCCATCATCGGCATGACTTCCTTTCAAATCCCATAAGTTGCCTGCGGCACATAGGGGAATCCCCGGAAATTGGCGAGATTGCCGAACTTGTTCGTGCAGGTGAATTGGGTATGATCGCAGCCTTGATAAACGGTGAACGCATCGCCCGCCGCGGGCGCGTTAAGGATAGGATAGGCAAGAGCCACCGACACGCCAGAGACCGCGCTTTTGACGTTCGCGCTCACCCCGGCATTGACCCCCGATGAGAAGGTAATCGTCCCCTGGTTGAATTTTGGATCGGCGCCAGCCCAGTTAACCGTCGAAGGCGTCGATCCGGCTCCAACCGTTCCCGCCGCCCCGAACGCGCTTTTGACGAGCGTGCACCCGGAATCATACAGCACGTGCTGGCAAGACGGCGAATAGACGTTGCGCGGCATTTGCAGATCGAGCAGCACCAAATCCGAGTTGACGGTGATCTGGGCCGTCGTGCGCCCGACATTGTCGATCGTGCCGATCCGGCCCTTGAACAGGATCACGCTGCCGATCGGGCTGGCGGTGTTCGCAGGCGACCAGGAATTGAGAAACGCCCGCTCGCGCTGAATCTCGCAGCCGTCGAACACGCCGTTTCGCAACGCTTGTAGAAAGGGGACGCCGCCGACCGTATCAGTCGCTCTTGCGGATACGGTGATTTGCTGCTGATCGACTTCGAGGCCGGCGGCGCATTTGAATTTCAGGCCATCCACGAGAACGGAATTCGCCGCATAGACGTAGCCGTTGAGCGTCACCGGCACGTCGGCGTTGGTGTAGGTCAGGATCAGGCCGGTGAGCAGCGCGAAGGTATAGCAGTCGGCGACGATCGCTTGCGCGTCTGGTTGCGCACGGAGTGCGTTGATGTACGCAATGAGGGCGAGCGATGCGGCTCTCACGAATCCATCCGATGCCGATCGGGAAAAGCCAGAACTTCTTCTTTCGGCGGCTTCCCCGCAATATGGCTCTTGTGAACGAAGACCCACCCATTCGCGGAAAGCTCGTCGCAGAATCGTCCTAGAAGATCGATGACCGCACTGTCCGCGCGGCTCGTCACCTCGTCGAGAATTTCCTGGATCGGCTTCATGGCCTCAGAATGCTCCGGCGTCGTCCGTATGCGCGGATTCGACGACGAACCAGTCCTCGGAAAGGATGTCGCCATGCGAGGCAACCCACGGGGCAAGAGTGCCCTGCACGGTAGCGATATCGATGTGTGGAAGGTAGTTGAACTTGGAACCGATTGGGAGCACGCTCGCCATTGGTTTTCCGGCCTCGGCGATAAGATCGGCCGATCCTGGAACAAGAACGAGCCATGCCCATGCCCCGCGCCAGCCCGCGCGGGAAACGCGGTCGCCGACTTTCAAGGCTTCGATTGCTTCACCGAAGGTCATATGGTTCTCCTTTGGTTGATAAGTGAAATTGTCGCGGCTCTCATTTATCGCTCGCAAACCTATGAAGTTCCGCGCCACGGCTCAATCCGGCCCGTGACCCATGATCTTCGACGTCAACGCCGAAAAACCAAATGCCCATTGGGCGTACGAATTTCCTCATACGTTCCCGGATTATTGCGAACCTATCCAAGCCATCGGGCAACGAAAGACCAGGCTGCCCTTAAGTTATCTCGTGTCTCACGGCTTCACGCTCCTAAACTTCAAGCTCTGCAGCTGCCATAAACCGTTCATGATATTCTCGAAATCCTCTTGATCGTCGAGGAACCGGCAGTTGAAGGCGTAGGAAAAGCTTGCCGTGATCGCGACCAAGTTACCGGGCGCGGTCGTGAAGGTGAGCGCGTTCGGAGTCGTGAGAGTCCAGCCGGACGATTGATTCACGCCGTTCAGATAGACGTTCGAGACTGACGTGACCCACGACGCCGGCTCCGTCGCGCCGCTGAGCGTGCGAACGAAAGTGAAGACCGTCGTGCTCCCGTCTCCTGTCGCGATCGCCTGACCGGTCACGGCATTGTCCGTGGGATCGGTGTAGAGGAACGTCCCGAACTGGCCTTGACATTTGATATAAAGACCCATGAGC